GCCGGTTGCGTGGATGCACAATTTTATTGATGACGTTATTATCAAGAATCGGCCTACGGACATAACTTGCAATGCCGGAAGGTGGACTGCACTCTACACAGCACCACCACAGCGCGAATGGGTAGGGCTGACTGATGGTGAATATGAATTAATGGCAGAGAAGTATGTAACTAACTGCTATTTTGACACTTTGAAATATGCCCAAGCCATCGAAGCAAAGCTAAAGGAGAAGAACACATGATCGACGCAAGAAAATTACAGTACTACACGATGGCGCATAGACTACGAGGCTACGCCGAAGGGCTGGACGAAGATCGATACGAAGCACTAACAGACCTACTAATGAAAGCAGCAAAGATGTTAGAGGAAGCGTGGGACGATTATCAACTCACGTTACCACCAGATCAACGGATAGGAAGCTAAGGAGAAGAACACATGAGCAAACTAAAAAGCGCAACCATACCTGACCACCACAAGGTACAGGCAAAGATCATATTGAACGAAGCCATTGATGAGGAGCCAGACACGGTGATCGTGCTGTGCTTCTGGAAAGACAGGGGGCAGTTCAAAATAAAAACGTCAACCACCCATGATCGCTTGGTTCTGATCGGTGCGCTGGAAGAAGCCAAACAAAAACTACTTATGGATGGATACGCATCATGAGCAACTTTGAAGCAAAAGTTACCGAGGTAACGATTCGGATGGACGGCTTGCACATCACTACGGTAACTCTGCCAGACCACAAGCCGAATGAAACAAGAGACCCAAACGAAGCGCAGATCGGTGACTTCCACATGAGCCTGTTTACGCTGGACGAGTGGGTAGAGTTTTCTGGTTTGATAGAGAAAGCAATCAGTAAGGTGACAAAATGAAACCTGTAGCGTGGATAAAGATACGCGAGTTGTCGTACATGAAAGCCGTAGCAGAACACGGTAAAGACGACTGGCAGACCAACCTTGGACTGAAGCCTGAACCCGACGACGAGGGCTTGTACACGGAGACGCAGGTGCAGGATTTGATGCGGAGTTTTGAGCAGTCGGTAACAGATCCTGAAAACCAACCAAGTCAATACGGCACTGTTTTACAGCGCGAATGGGTAGGGTTGACTGATGATGAAGTTATGTCGCTGTTACCGGGAGCAGTCAGATTACCACCGGGGTGGGCAGATACAGTTAGAGCCATCGAAGCAAAGCTAAAGGAGAAGAACACATGACACCACACGAACGCGAAGTGATGCAGCAGGCATTGAATGCGCTGCAAAGAGAAGCCGATGGTTGGGAAGAGCCACCTCAAAAAACGGTGGCCGCACTTGAAGCACTCCGCGCCTGCCTTGCGCAGCCTGAACAGAAGAACGATGGGTATTGTCAGGATTGTGAAGGCGACTACTGCACAGCTAAGTCAGGATGTGTGGCATTAAGCAACCCACCGTCAAAGCGCGAATGGCAAGGGCTGACCGTTGGTGAAGTGCTGGCGATAGGCAAAGAACTAGGCGTGAAATGTAAACTTGGTGGAAATTCAGAAATTGATTTTGACTATGCCCGCGCCATTGAAACCAAACTGCGGGAGAAAAACCAATGACCGCACGCAACGACATAACCGGCGACGCCATCGCATCGAAGCCGGCGTCAGACAGTTACCGCGACAACTTCGACCGCATATTCCAACCTATAAGTTGCAAACGCTGCGGAAAACTAAACCCAGCTGATATACATACTTGCACACCGAGTATTGGCGATGGCTTTGGATTGTGCGACAATTGCGACCCGACTAAATGTTGCAAGGGGTGAGGATGACTAACGACGATGTAATGCGAATGGCGCGGGAGGTCTGGGGGCCGATAGCTATTTTGCCGTCGGCAGATATTCAACGCTTTGCCGCCTTAGTCGCTGCTGCCGAGCGCGAAAAGGTCGCGCATTGGATGATGACTGCCGGATATGCTACGGGTCATGGCGACACAACAGAAGATTTGCTGTACGAACTAACGTGGCAATCTGATGAGCGGATTGCTAGGGCTATTACTGCCGAGCGTGAGGAATGCGCAAAGGTGTGTGATTTTAATTGCTCAGATTACACCAGAGAAGGCGCTGAAGTTTGTGCGGTAGAAATTCGCGCAAGGAGCGACAAATGAGTAATGTGACCGAGATAAAAATATACAAAAACCGCTGGATTAATTGGTATCTACGAAAAATGTTAAGCCTGCGCCAATGGGCGATAAAAGAAGACAAATGACTAATAGGCCAATTACAACGGATGCGCTTTACTTCCGCGATCCTGACATTGATGCGCCACCACGTGGTACTGCTTTGCTACTTCTTAATCCGGGCGGTGTATTGATAGTAGGTAATTGGTCTGATGATTGTTTAGCATGGTGTCCAAAGCCAAAGATACCTAAAAGCGTGAAGGATAAGATGTGGCAACAATGACCATTGAAGAATACACAGAAATGATGTTGAGCTATATTCCAGATGCAAATATGCCGCTAATTAAAGACGCGTGGAAACATAACGCAACGGCAATGGAAGTGAAGCTATATCTTGATCGTATTAAAGTAAAAGATAAAATGTTTAAGGAATAATATGAAAATACCACACAAACACGCAGCACTTATTAAGGCATGGGCAGATGGCGAGGAGATTGAATGCAAACAATACAAAGGGGATATATGGGTACACATTCCGCACCCAGATTGGGACTTAGACCTTGAGTACCGCATTAAGCCAGAACCTAAGCCGGATAATGCGCAATACGTATGGGCTCATAAAATGGAAGAAAGCTGCGCATTTATTTCAAGCGAAAAAGCAAATAACCTTACGATGGTTAATCTCAAACTAACTTTTGATGGTGAAACAGGCAAATTAAAAACTGCTGAGGTTATTGAATGACAAGTCCTGATCCAATATGGAGGACTAAAGTAACTCATACACGCAGAGAAGTGATGCGCACAATCAAAAATATACGTGCTGGCGATGTAAATGAGGAAGACTTAGACAAGTTAAGTAATTTTGCGCAGTTTGCTTTGGCTCTAATGTTGATACATGGAGAGAAAAGCTGGGCAAGAGCTAAGGTTAATGCAGAAATAATGTCACTTATGAAGGATGAAAAATGAGTAGCTTTAATTCACTAGAACTTAATGTTATTCGTTGGTCTGAGGCTCGTGGAATTATTCCTAATAGCACTAGTCAAGCACAGCTAAACAAAGCTTACGAGGAAATGAACGAGCTTCGGGCTGGAATTTTGGCTAGAGATAAAAAAGAAATTATTGACGGTCTGGGCGATGTTTTGGTTTGTCTAATCAATGTTGCTGCGCTTGAGGATGTTTCGCTTGTTCATTGCTTGGATTTTGCTTATAACGAGATTAAAGACCGTAAAGGCTATATGAATAAACAAGGTGTTTTTGTGAAAGATGTGCAATGAGGGCTGCAAGAGTTGATGACAATCAATCGGCTATCGTAAAAGCATTAAGAAAAGCCGGAATGATAGTCCAGCTGCTCCATACTGTAGGGCGTGGCGTTCCTGATTTGCTGGTCGGCTATCAAGGCAAGAATATTTTGCTTGAGGTTAAGGACGGCACTAAGCCATGGAAGCTAACACCTGAGCAAGTTGGTTGGCATAGAGACTGGAAAGGCCAAGTTGACGTAGCGACTAATCCTGATCAAGCGGTTTTATTGGTATTAACTCATTGTAAATAACTATGAATCCACACGATGCGATAGATTTTATTATTAAAAACTCAAAAGATTATGCAAAAGCTAAGGCTAATGTTACTTATTTAACTGAGTACAGGAAAACGGCTAAGGCTTTTGGATTCCAGAAGTCTTTGCGCAGCACAATGGCCGAGAAAGAATCTGATGCCTATACGAGCAATGATTATCTGGAGGTATTAAACGGCTTAAAGGAGGCCGTAGAGGAGGCCGAGCGACTAAGGTGGATGCTGGTAGCTGCTGAGGCTAGAATTCAAGTCTGGCGGTCAACTGAGGCCTCTAATAGGACAATTGATAAGGCCGCACAATGACAGATAAGAATGTATTGGCAGTCACTCAAAAAATGCTGCAACGTGCTGAGATTGGATTATCTAAGTATGGCGTAACAACTGAGCGTGGTGATTTATCGGAAAGAGAATGGTTGGTTCATGCACAAGAGGAAGCAATGGATTTGGCTATTTATTTGCAAAGATTGATAAGCGATTATGACAAAAGATGAGAAGCGCCATTTATCAAAAATAGCTGAATTGGGTTGTATAATATGTTACCGAATGGATTATGCTGGAACTCCGGCAGAAATTCATCATATTCGCGGAATAGGATTAGGTCTTGGCGTTCGGAACAATCATTTTAATGCAATCCCACTTTGCCCAACTCATCATAGAGGAAATGTTGGTTATCATGGGATGGGACGAAAAGCTTTTGAACGAAAGTATGAAGTTACTGAAGCAGAACTACTTAATCAAGTAATGGGGCTAATCAATGATGAAATCTAAAGCGGCAAAAAAAGTAGCTAAGGTTATGGGCGAATACGGCAAAGGTGAGCTGCATTCAGGTAGCAAAACAGGCAAAGTTGTTACAAACAAAAAGCAGGCTATTGCTATTGCTATGAGTGAAGCAAAAATGCCAATGAAAAAGAAAAAATGAGCCATCAGAGTCAACTAGACTTTGTTGAAAGCGTAAAGAGCCGGTTTCCTGAATACTTTATTAACAAAAAGGTATTGGAAATTGGCTCTTTGGACATTAATGGTTCAGTTCGGCAGTTTTTTGCTGATTGCCAGTACATTGGTGTTGATTTAGGTTATGGCAAAGGTGTTGATATTGTTTGTAAGGGCGAGGAGCTAACTTACTATGACAATACATTTGATGTTGCCATATCTTGTGAGTGCTTAGAGCATAATGAAAAGTGGGCTGAAACATTCAATAATATGGTCCGAATGTCTTCAGGGCTCGTCATAATGACTTGTGCCACTACTGGTCGTCCAGAACATGGGACGCGCCGTACAAGCCCATCAGACGCTCCATTTTGCAATGACTATTATTTAAACATTACAGAGCAAGACATTAGAGATAATTGCGATTTAAGCAAGTTTCAGGAGTATTCATTTTCTACTTGTGCTAGTCCTGCTGATCTTTACTTTTACGGCTTATGCAAGCAATTGTAATTTGCACGGTAGGAAACAAGGGAATATCCGTATTGCTGGAGTCAATTAAGCAGTACGGCAACGACGTTCCTATATATATTAGTGGCAATGACTTAAGTTTGTTTGCAAAGGTAAGGGATTCTGCATCAAATATCTGTGTTTTGCCTAATACAAGTAAAAACTTTGGCGATGCATACAATGTGGCTGCTGATTATGCATTCAGGCATGGAAAGTTTGAATCAATCATATTGGCTAATGATGATGTAGTGATTACTCCTACAACAATGCGGCTATTGCAAGACGATATTGACATTATTGGCTTGGAAACGGATAAGATCGGATTTGTAGGTGCTAGGTCAGATTATGTATTGCATGATCAAAATATAAGGTTCCCCGTATCTAATGATCAAGTAAGCGGATTGCGCTACACAAGCGAACAATACATAAAAGAGACGGATGTAATTGCGCCTATATTTGCTTGCATATCTAAGAAAGCATGGGACGTAGCTAAATTTCCAAGCACTAATTGGTATTCAGACAATATAATATGTAGTGATATGCAAAAAGCAGGCTATCGGCACTTTGTAAGCCGAGCGTATGTTCATCACGCAGGAAGCCAGACAGTAGGCGCTGACTTTAATAAGTGCCATGAGGAGCCACGCGAGTGGATAAAGGCCAATAGGCCAGATATGTACGAGGTTATATATGGCTGACATAACGGAAACGCTAAAAAAACTAGGCTTAGCTACTGCTAGGGGTGTTCCTCAAATGGCTACTGGTTTTGTGGACTTGGCTGCACTGCCGTTTACGATGACTGGAATGATGAAGCCTGAGCAAGCATTCGGCTCAACGGCTTATCTAACGTCTAAGGGACTATTGCCACCTGAGCAAAAAGGATTGTTGGGTGAGACAACTGAACTTGTATCTGGTTCTCTAAATCCAGCTGGCGCAGCAAAAACTATTGGCTTGCTAGGCGCGACTAAAGTAAGCAAAGAGGCAATGGACGCAATTAGGAAGATGGCTACTGAAAGAGTGCCAACTGATCTATCGTGGGTAAATAATCCATTAATGCCTAATCCTTCAAATGACATTATTAAATCAAAAGAATATTTAATTAGTCATAGGCCAATGACAGTAGAAGGTGGTGCGTCAAGGCTTCATGAAGCGTCCAATGCCTTTGGTGAAGATATTTATGGAAAAAATGCTTTGCAATATTTTGGCTCTGGCCTTACTGGAGAAAAAACAAGTTTAAATATCTTAAAAAATGTAAGAGGAAATCCAGAGGCAGAAATCACAATTTATCGTGGAGTACCCAAAGGAATTAAAAATATTAACGAAGGTGACTGGGTTACTCTTGATCCAAAAATGGCAGCAGAATACGGAAATGTAATTAGTAAAAAAGTAAAAGTTAAGCATATTACAACTTGGCCTGATTCATTGGTTGAGTTTGGTTATTATCCAAACAAGTAAGCATGACACCTGAAAGGTAATGCAAAAATGGAAACAGAATCCAGTAAAATGCAGGAAGATGCACGAATAGCAAATCTTACTAATATGGGTAAGGGGCGCACTAAGGGAGTGCCTAATAAGAGTACGCAGATAGTGCGAGAAGCTATTGCTAATCTATTGGAGCGCAATGCTCCTAACATGGATCGATGGCTTAATGAGGTAGCGCAAGAAGACCCGTACAAAGCGTTAGACCTAATGAATAAGCTCAGTGAGTACCATATACCTAAGCTTGCTAGGACTGAAGTCACGGGTAAGGACGGTGATGCTCAAGAGATGGTTATCCGATGGGGAGGTAAGAATGAAATATCAAATGGTAAGTAATTGTCCAATGTGCAGCGCATTCCTAGTGAATGGCAAATGCTTGAATTGCGGTTACGTTAAAGCTAATAGCTAATGAAAGAGATCGTTATTGAGTATGAGCCGAGGCTGCATCAAGTTGAACTGCATGAGGCTATTGATAACAATCGATTCGTTGTGGCTGTTATGCACCGTCGAGCAGGAAAGACGGTAGCGGCTATTAATCACCTGATTAAAGACGCCATTAAGTGTAATAAGCCTAATCCTAGGTTTGCTTACATTGCTCCGACGTATAGCCAAGCCAAGCGAGTAGCATGGGATTACTTGTTAGAGTACACAAGACCGCTAGGCGCTACCGCTAATATTGCTGAACTTCGGGTGGACTTCTGGGGTAGGCGAATTTCGCTATATGGCTCAGATAACGCTGATAGCCTTCGAGGCCAATACTTTGACGGCGTGGTGCTTGATGAGATCGGCGACCAGAACCCTAAGATATGGAATGAGATTGTCCGACCAGCATTGGCCGACCGTATGGGCTGGGCATTGTTCATCGGTACACCAAAAGGAAACAATCACTTTGCAGACCTTAAAGAGCGTGCCAAGGTAACAGAAGGCTGGGCATTCCTAGAGTTTAAGGCTAGCCAAACAGGTGTATTGCCACAGTCTGAGCTTAAAGCCGCACAGCTAGAGATGGGTGATGATAAGTACGCACAAGAGTTTGAGTGCTCATTTAATGCAGCAGTAGAAGGTAGTTACTATGGCAAACTTATTAACGATCTTGAAGGGCTTGGGCATATTACTGACTTTCCTACTGACGGTCTCTGTCGCAGCTTTGTTGCGTGGGATTTGGGGATGGGTGATAGCACTGCATTATGGGTTGCACAAGTTGTTGGCAAAGAGATGAGAATTATAGATTGCCATGAAAATCACGGCGTTGGCTTAGATCATTACGTTGCTTGGCTAAAAGAGAATGATTATCACAAGTTTAACCAGATACTGCCTCATGACGTAGAGGTAAGAGAGCTTGGGACTGGCAAGAGTCGCAAGGAAGTGCTAATGGAGGCTGGGCTGGATATTACAGTTTGCCCACGGCTAAGCGTTGCTGATGGCATTCAGGCGGCTAGGCGGTTAATACCTAGATGCTGGTTCCATACTCGTGTAAACAGTGGCTTAAATGCCCTAAGAAACTACCGTAGAGAGCATGATGAGCGTCGAAACACGTTCTACGATAAGCCATTGCACGATTGGTCTAGCCATTATGCAGACGCATTTAGGTATCTTGCAATAGGGCTTGACGAATCAGGCAGTTCATGGCAATCGAATTTGCCTATACCAACGAAATGGATTGTATAATTGGCTATATTGCCATTTAGGACTTAATCATGAAAATGGATTCAGGAACAATCAAGGGCATTCTCGAAAACGAGATTGATAATGCCATTGGTTATATAGATACAGAAACAACAAACGAGCGATCAAAGGCTCTTGAATACTATTTGCGCAATCCTTATGGCAATGAGGTAGAGGGACGCAGTCAGATTGTTACCGGAGAAGTAGCAGAAGCAATTGATGGTGCATTGCCTCAGCTTATCCGTGTGTTTACAACAACTGAGGATATTGTCTACTTTGAGCCTAAAAGCCAGAATGACGAAGAATCAGCTAAACAAGCGACTGACTACTGTAATTGGGTATTCTATCGTGAGAATGAAGGCCTGATAATCCTGCATAACTGGTTTAAAGACGCTCTGCTGCAAAAGGTTGGCGTTGTTAAGGCTTACTGGGATAAGAAGGAAGACGTAACGGTCGAGAAGTACAAGAACTTGTCTGAAGACGAGCTGGCAATGCTGCTTTCGGATGAGTCGCTAGAGGTTGTGGAGCAGGAAATAGAATACATTGACGGCGGTCTAGATATGATGGGAATGCCCATTATGCTGCCAGTGTATGAGGTTAAAGTTAAGAAGGTAGTTAAATCTGGTGGCGTTCGTATTGAGAACATTCCGCCCGAAGAATTCCTAATCTCTAAGTCTGCTCGTAGCGTAGAAGAATCCCCATTTGTTGCGCATCGTCGCCTAATGACTCGGTCAGAGTTGATTGCTTTGGGCTATAAGAAGAAAGAGGTTGATGCGCTTCCATCTTATGACGACTTGCAGTTTACAGAAGACCGTATAGCTAGGTTCCCTCATGGCGAGATGCCAGATGAGAATATCTCACTAGACCCAGCAATGCAGGTTATTGAGGTATACGAGTGCTATATCCGCATTGATGAGAATAACGACGGTATGGCTGAGTTGCGCCGTATTGTCTACGCAGGCAGTGAGATATTGGACGACGAAGAATGCGATATGATTCCGTTCCATTCGCTTTGCCCTATTCCTATTCCTCATAAGTTCTTTGGTCAGTCATTAGCTGATCGGACTATGGACATTCAGCTTATCAAGTCCACGGTAATGCGCCAGACGCTTGATAACTTGTACCTGACTAATAATGCTCGATTGGCGATTGTTGATGGTCAGGTTAATGTAGACGATGCATTGAATGCCACGCCGGGCGGTATTATTCGCACTAAGAGCGTTAATGCTGTAATGCCTATTCAGATTCCATCGGTTACTGCGCAAGCGTTCCCAATGTTTGATTATCTTGATGGAGTTCAGGCCAAACGTACTGGCGTAAGTGATTCACAGCAAGGTCTTGATCCTGACGTGCTAAACAACGTATCAGCTACCGCAATTAGCGCAATGATGAAGTCTAACTCCGGTAAGCTGGAGCTGATTGCTAGATTGTTTGCTGAAACTGGCGTTAAGTCGTTGTTTAAGGGTATTTTGCATATCTTGGGCAAGTATCAGGACAGGGCTAAGCTAGTCCGTATGCGTGGTAAGTTTGTTGAGTTTGATCCTCGTACATGGGCTAATGAATACGATGTGTCTATTAATGTTGGCCTTGGATCAGGCGATCGTGAGCAGAAGCTGGCAATGTTGCAAATGATTCTCGCAAAGCAACAAGAGATTCTGCAAGGTTACGGTACATCTAATCCATTGGTTACGGTCGGCAAGTATCGAGATACTATTGCTCGACTGATTGAGGCCGCTGGATTTAAGGATGCAAGCGCATTCTTTAATGAGATTACGCCAGAGCAAGATGCACAAATGGCACAACCTAAGCCACCTACTCCGGATGCACAAGCAGAAGTCGCTAAGATGCTTGCTGATGTTGAGCGTGAGAAGACGCAGGCAAAGTCTCAGATTGACTCAGCCAAGCTAGATTTGGAACGCCAGCAACTAGAGGCTGAATATACCCAAAAGGGCATTGAAATGTCCATGAAAAGCCGTCAGCAAGAGTCTGATATGCGTATTCGTGAAGCTGAATTGGCTGTTAAGCAGTTGCAAGCAATCCTTGCAATGGACTTGGCAGACGAAGACTCACGCAATCGTCAGGCTGACATTGTGTTGAAAGCTATCCGTGAGCTTGGCAATCTAACTAAGGGTTCAAATGGACAAATCAGCATGGGCTAATCATCTTTTAAAGGATGAATGGTTTCAAGAAATGATGCAGGAATTGCGCTCACAAGAGATTAACAAGTTTGCATTAAGTGATTATGACGATGCAAAAGAGCGTGAAAATGCTTATATTCGACTTCGTACATTGGATATTGTTGAAGATTATTTAAATGGGATTATTACTGATAATCTCATTAAAGAGAAACGGATAAAGATTTTGTAACTGAGTCGGGCAGTTCCCGATATAATTTAGGAAATATAAATGAGCGATACTCAAAGCACGACTCCGGAAGGAAATGCAGAGTTAAATGTAAGCAGTGCAGCTGACGCTATTTTGGGACTTATGGGCGGTGAGGAAGGCTCCGATACGGAACAACCTGATACACAGTCCGAGGCCAACGATAGCGAAGCCGAATCTGATGAATACGAAGCGCAAGCCGATGATGAGTCAGAGGTAGAACAAGATGGTGACGAGGATGAGCATGAGGAACCTCAGAAGTACAAGGTCAAAGCCGCCGGCGAAGATCGAGAGGTAACCCTTGATGAACTTATCAAGTCTTATCAACTTGGCACGGACTATACAAAGAAATCGCAAGCCGTAGCTGAAGAACGTAAGGCGGTAGAGGCCGAACGCCAAAAAGTTGATGAAGCACGGTATCTCCGCGATCAGTATGCGGAAAGGTTGCAGCTAGTTGAGAATATGCTCAATCAGCAGCAGCCAACGGAAGACCTAGATTACCTGAAAGAGAATGATCCTATCGGGTATGCGGTAAAGATTGCGGAAATGTCGCAGCGAGAGAAGCAAATGGCACAGATTCAAGCCGAGCGCAGTCGTATAGCGCAACAGCAGAATGAAGAACGCCAGCAATCGCTTCAGGAAACTGTGATGCAAGAATCGCGTAAGTTAGCAGAAGCCATTCCCGGCTATGCTGATCCTGAAAAGGGCGAGATTCTGAGGAAAGAAATCCGTAACTTTGGCGTTAAAGCTGGGTTTTCTGATCAAGAGTTGGCGGGAGTTTATGATTCTCGTGCAGTTGTAACTCTTTGGAAAGCAATGCAATATGACAAGCTGCAATCTTCAAAGATAGGTATCACGAAAAAGGTAAGTGAAGCACCACGGACAATTAAAGCCGGTGTATCGCAGCCTCGTGATAGCAACTCTGAGGAACTGAAGAAACTAAAAGCGCGAGCAAAGCAGACAGGACGAGTTGCTGATGCCGCAAGAGCGTTCGAAAAATTTATTTAAGGAATTAAAATCATGCCAACTTATTCAACTAGCACTGCAATTGGTCAACGTGAAGACCTGTCGGATGTCATTTATAACATTTCGCCAACTGAAACGCCTTTTATGTCGTCTATCGGCAAAACTAAGGCAACTGCTGTTTATCATGAATGGCAAACCGACTCGCTGGCTGCTGCTACCACGGCTAACGCTGCTGTAGAGGGCGCTGATGCATCGTCGGCTACTCTGTCGCCTACCGTTCGCCTTGGCAACTATGCTCAGATCATCCAAAAGACTGTTCAAGTTTCCGGTACTCTGGACGCAGTTAACAAAGCAGGTCGTAAGTCTGAAAAAGCCTATCAAATGGCTAAGGCTTCTGCTGAACTGAAGCGCGATCTGGAAACGATTCTGCTGTCGAATCAAGGTCGTTCGGCTGGTTCTTCGACTACCGCACGTAAGCTGGGTTCTGTTCTGTCTTGGATCAAGACGAATAGTGATGTGGGTTCTGGTGGTGCTGATCCGGCAACCATTGGTGTATCCACCCGTACCGATGGTACACAGCGTACGTTTACCGAAGCACTGCTGAAGACCGTTGTTGCTGAAGTGTATGCATCCGGTGGCGCTCCTAAGATTCTGATGGTTGGCGCAACTGGTAAGCAGAAGGTTTCGTCGTTTGCTGGTATCGCTGCACAGCGTTACATGGCTCCATCGAATACGCCAACGACCATTATTGGTGCTGCTGACGTATACATGAGTGACTTCGGTACGATGTCGGTTGTTCCTAACCGCTTCATGCGCGCTCGTGATGCTCTGATTATCGATCCAGAATACGCAGCTCTGGCTTATCTCCGTCCATTCCAGACCAATGAACTGGCCAAGACTGGCGATAGCGAGAATACGCAGCTTCTGGCTGAGGTAACGCTTGAGGTTAAGAACGAAGCCGCTATGGGTATCGTTGCTGATCTCGACATGTCGCTGTAATTAAGTAGCAACTCCTCCTAGCTCTAGGGCTAGGGGGAACTACAAGGAGAATTATGAGTAAACCGATACGGACTCAACAAGCATTTGCAGATGGTAAGGGTGGAATTATCATCGAAACTAGGCAGGACATTACAAATATTCTGGATGCGAATAAAATCCAGCTGGAATTTGATAAGCAGCGAACAGGGCATCTTAATGAGATGCACCATATAGCTAGGATTCCAAATACTGTAATTGACGATTTGAATCATCAGGGAATAATGCGAGGATTTGCTGTAGTAGATCAAGAGCGATTCGCACAGTTTCTTAATGGCACAGAGCTTGGCAATGCTTTAAAAACATATCGGGGGACTATATGAGAGTTGGGGTTTGTATTCCGTGCCGTGATGAAGTTCACACTGGCTTTGCATTTGATTTTGCTCGTATGACTGCCCATGATGCATCTACGCGCTGCAAAGATAGTAAAGGCGGTCTGAACCTTTATACAATGCCGGGAACGTTGATATTTGATCAGCGTGAAAAGTTGGTGCAAGTGGCATTATCAGAAGGTTGTGATGCCGTATTATTTATTGATAGTGATATGCGATTCCCGCATGACATTATTGATATAATGCTAAGTAGAGAAGTACCTATTGTTGGTGTTAATGCCACAACCAGACGGAAGCCTGTTACGCCGACTGCAAAGCTGCTGACAAAGATTCAGGATAAAGATCAAGTTGTTTACAAATGGGAGAATATCGATTCTCGCGGTAAACAAGGGATCGAAAAGATTACTGCTGTAGGTTTTGGTGCTGTAATGATTCGCAAGGAAGTATTCAAGGAAGTGCCTCAGCCGTGGTTTGATGCCGGATGGGGGCCTACTGGGGTATGCGGAGAAGACGTGCATTTTTGCGTAAAAGCCGGAGATAATGGCTTTGATACATGGGTTGACCATGAACTATCAATGCACATTAAACATATTGGCACATACGAATATGGCTGGAGCGATTTTGAGAAGTTAGAGGATTAATATGGCATTTGACAGTTACAACTCGCTTCAGACCACGATAGCAAGTTATCTTGCTCGCAGTGATTTGACTAGTATTATTCCCGACTTCATTAGATTGGCTGAAGAACGGCTCCGGAGGGACATTAGAACCCGTCAAATGCTAGTTGTTGCTACTGCATTGACTACTGGCGGCGATTCGACTGTAGGGCTTCCTAGTGACTTTCTAGAGATGCGTGATATTCATCTCAATACAAACCCGATAACAAGCCTGCGTTACAGCGCACCTAATTCGTTTTATGAGAATACGCTGACGACTCAAAGTAATGTCCCTAGGAATTACACAATCCTTGGCTCTGAGATGCAGTTGTCACCTATTCCTGATGGTCAATACACGTTGCAAATGCTGTATTACATGAAGCCAGCACTGCTAAGTGTTAGCAATCAATCAAACGTATTCCTAGCTAATTACCCTGATGCGTTGCTTTATGCGTCATTGGCAGAAGCTGAACCGTATCTAATGAATGATGCTCGCATTCAGACATGGGCAACTCTATACGATCGAGCAATAAATTCAATTAATACGTCTGATCAGGCTAGTGAATATAGCGGTCAGCCTATGTCTATGTCTTATAACGTGAGGTAAATCTGTGAAGCATTGCTCAAAATGCAATGTAGGAAAACCTAATGAAATGTTTTCTTTTTCAAAGGCAAATAAAGATGGGCTACATAGATGGTGCAAGGATTGTGCTAAAGTTGCAAAAAAAGAATGGTATATTAAAAATGCTGAATCTGAGCGCACAAAAGCAATGCAATATCATTATGAAAATTATGAAAAAAATAAAGAGCGCATAATAAAAAATGTATCTAAATGGCAAAAAATAAATAGAGAAAAATATCGAAAAATTGCTAAAAAATGTTATGAAAATACAAAACACAAGAAATTTGCATGGCAAGCATTGGCTAGGGCAGCAAAAAGAAATGCTGTTCCAAAATGGATTGATAGCCAATTAAAACAAGAAATACAAAAGTTTTATATTGAGGCAAGATCAAAAACAAAAGAAACAGGAATAAATTATGAAGTTGACCATATAGTTCCTCTTATGGGTGAAAATGTATGTGGGCTTCATGTTCCTTGGAATTTAAGAGTCATTACCCGTTTTGAAAATCGTAGTAAGCAAAATAAATTTTAGGAGTAAATCATGGCAGAAATGTCAAATTGGCTAGAAAATGCACTGATTAACGCTACGTTGCGAAATACGGCATATACAAGTCCAACTACTGTTTATATTGGTTTGTACACTACCGATCCTACTGATGCCAATACAGGCACTGAGGTTTCTGGTGGCTCTTATGCTCGCAAATCTGTAACAATGGGTGCACCTAGTAATGGCGTATCGCTAAATACTGCTGCTGTTGAGTTTAATCAAGCTACCGGCAGCTGGGGCACTGTTGGCTGGATCGGCTATCTGGACGCATCTACAAGTGGGAACCTGTTGTATCACACTGCGCTTGACGTATCTAAAACCATTGATTCAGGTGATATTTTTAAAATAGCAATTGGCTCTTTGTCGGTAACGCTTGCTTAAATGTTTGGAGCTAGCACATTTGCTCAAACGCCAATTTCGTCATTAATTGGCTCTACGTCATTTGGTTCTGCAAGTGTTAATGCAGATGCAACAGTTACTGCTGTTGGAACAAGAATTATATTCTCATCTGCTTCGGTAACTGGAACCGCAACAGTTACGGCAATTGGCGGTGTTCTTTATGAGGGCGCTGCTGCCGTTAGTTGCATGGCTATAGTTTCCTGCAATGCAAATGCGATATTTTCTGGCGTTGGTTATGTTAATGCTTTTGCAATAATTAATGCTAATGGTCAGATTATTGGCGAGGAATGGATAGATACTGTTCCAGCGGCTAATACGTGGACTGAAAATACTATTGATTCAAATGAATGGACTAAATTAACTTCTAGTTCAAATACATGGGACAGGCAATAATATGGCACTTATTCTCGCTGATAGAGTTAGAGAAACATCAACAACTGCCGGCACTGGAACGATTACCTTAACTGGTGCTGTTGCTGGATTTAAATCTTTTTCCACAATTGGAAATGGAAATACAACTTATTATTCAATAGTTGATCGAGTAACAAATGATTGGGAAGTTGGAGTAGGTACATATACTTCATCTGGCACAACATTATCTAGGAATACTGTTTTATCTAATTCATTAGGAACAACTGCACTAATTAACTTTGGAGCTAATCAAAAGGATGTGTTTGTTACTTATCCTGCTGATCGTTCAGTTTATGAGCAGAGTGATGGTAGTGTTGTGTTAGCGGCAAATACTACTTCAGATGCTTTACGCATCACACAAACCGGCTCAGGTAATGCGTTTGTAGTTGAGGACAGCACTAGCCCTGATACGTCGCCTTTTGTGATTGATGCAAGTGGCAGACTTATTGTAAATAACAGTTCGATCATTAACGTACCGAATTACGCTAACAGCTTAACTACACCTGTGCTTCAGATATTAGGCACAAATGGCGCGACAGGTTCTACTGTACAAGCCATTTTTGACCCATCGAATTATGCTGTTAATAACATTGTTTCAAGGTCTAGAGGAACAGTAGTTGGTGATTACGCGATAGTTAATAATGCAGATAGGCTTTATAGTTTATCAATTCAAGGTTCGGACGGTACTGGTTTTATACGCGCAGCAGAAATAGCGGCTTTCGTTGACGGCACTCCCGGTACAAACGACATGCCGGGCCGTTTGGTATTTGCGACAACACCTTCCGGTGAAAGTGTTCCTACCGAGCGTATGCGGATTGATAGTGCGGGTAACTTAGGTATTGGTGCAGCAGCGCCTGCTGGTCAAGCGTTACGCATGACAAGAAACATAACCGGTAGCACTTCCGCTTATGCTGCAAACATTAACCCTACATTTCAGAGCGATGTAACTACCGGTGGTTATGTTTTTCAGTCGATACCGTCCACGCAAGCAACGGCATTTACGATGACTTCGTTGCGGCATTTTTATGCAACGCAAGGGACTATCGGCGCAGGTTCTACAGTAACAAATCAATTCGGCTTTGCCGCAGAAAGCGGCTTAACTGGCGCAACCAACAACTACGGTTTCTACGGCAACATAGCTGCTGGAACAGGGCGCTATAACTTCTACGCTAATGGTACTGCTGCTAATTATTTTGCTGGTGTTGTTAGTACGGGCTCAACAATATCCGACGTATCAGGCGACCTACGATCAATCCCGCAAAACGCAAAGACGGCTGCGTACACGCTTATTGCAACCGATAACGGCAAGCACATCTCCATCACCACAGGCGGTGTAACTGTTCCGGCCAGCGTGTTTAGTGTAGGTAATGCCGTTACAATTTTCAACAACTCCGCCGCTGCACAGACAATTACGCAAGGTGCAAGCGTGACGCTCTACAACGGCAGCGACGGCACATCAGGTAATCGAACACTTGGTGCAAGAGGTATTGCGACTGTGCTTTGTGTGGCTACAAACACGTTTGTAATCACTGGCGCCGGGTTGATCTAACATGAGCATTATGTCGATTTTAGTAGCTAGTGGGGCAAAAGGTCGTGTTTCTTTAGCCTACACCTTTAGTGCGAGTACTCAGAATGCTTCACTCAATGTTACATCGCTCTCTGGTTACAGCGCGGGCAAGTCTGACATTACGGTAACCGTAAACAGCGGCGTATACCTCTGGGCAACAGCAATCACAGCCCCCGGACTCTCACTTACCGGTGGAACTACAGGCGACACAATTACTCTGGTGAACAATGGGTTCATTATGGGTAAGGGTGGTAATGGATTTACACCAACTTCATACACAACGCGCATTGAGGCACAGTCTGGTGGTTCCGCTATAAGTACATCATTGCCTATTACTATCACTAACACGGCTGGGTATATAGGTGGGGGCGGTGGTGGCGGTGGTGGTTTTTGGTATTGGGATGGGTCTACCGGCGCGGCTTATGGGGGTGGGGGCGGTGGTGGCGGTGGCTCTGGCGGTTCTTCTTATCTCGGCGCGTACTACGCTGGCGGAGCGGGGGGGTCTATTGGGCAGAGTGGTGTTAGCCCAAGCACACTAAGTTCAGAAGGTACTCCAGCTATAGTTGCTGGTGGCGGGGGCCGAGTTCTTCCGGGGACATCAACAACAGGAACATTTGTCGGGAGTTCAGATTATATTTTGACGTGGAATGGCTTGGGTGGTTCCGCTGGCGGGACTGGTGGGGCAGCCGATTTTAAAAGGGGGCCAAGTTATGTCTACACCTCTACGGGCGGTGGGCCGGGACAAGTAGGATCAGCGACAGGAACTACTACTGATATTCTTAATTTTGCAACGGGTGGTGGTGGTGGCTGGGGCGCTGCCGGGTCGCAATGTACGCCGGTATCAGACGCTAGTAATACAACCCCCGGCGCAGGCGGCAAAGCAATCGAACTTAACGGAAACACAATCACATGGACAGGCGGTGCAGCTAGTTCAAGCCGCGCATACGGAGCAGTGTCATGATTATTACTAAGCAGATGATGATGGATATGGGTATTTGCTCAGCTAGTTTTGATGAAGGAGTTGCGCTCGGCCTTGATGGTATGAAGTTTGATGATGCTATCCAAACTTTTAGAGCGGCAGGACATACTAAGTGGGCTGCTTGGCTTAGAGCGCATCGTGCAGATATTATTTTGGCATCGGATAACTTTCGTTTTGGTGGCTATCGAGTAACCAACCCGCTTACACAAGAAGTTACGTTGTGCGAAACCATAGAGCAGGCACAGGCTACTAGACACGCTATTAAACAGTACTTCCTAGTTGCAGAAGCGCATAGATTTGCGGCAAACCAAGAAATTGAGCACGATAACGGCGATGTAACATGGCTACCTGTTGACTTAGATGCCTGCGAATATGAAGATAGGTATCAAGTGTTCAATCAGGCTACCGGCACTTATGAATTATGTGAAACGCTTGCCGCCGCAAAAGCAAAGTTTGCTGAGATTAAAGAACAATGTGCCGAGCAAAATGTCCCACAGATACAGCAGCAGATTATTAGCGGTGACGAGTCCGCGTGGGTAACGGTTAAGGTTTTAGCATGATTGATCCAGTAACCATCGGGCTTGCAATACAAGGTGTGAAGCTTGTCGTGACCGGCATTAAAGAAGCTGCCGCGATGGCGAAGGAAGCATTCGACCAAGTTAAGGAATGCGCTGACGCAGGCCAAGACCTAGCGTCGTCAATGGCACCGCTTACTAAGTTCTTCTCTGCTGCTGGTAAGTACGAGTCAAATCGCACACAACTGGAAGAATCAAAAGCTGCGCAAGAAGAAGCCAAAGACCGCGGTGAGCCTGTAACAGATTACGTGAGCGATGCTGAATACGTCATGGAAATGATGGCAATTGACCGCCAGATTAAACAGTACTACGACAACATCAAGCACATCATGATCTACAACTTTAACGAGTCTGGTATGTGGGATGAGTTCTGGGGCAGACTATCAAGCCTACGTGCCGAGCGCGAAGCTAAAGCAGAAGCCAAACGCCTAGCAGAAACAGAGAAGCGCCTAGACAAAGTACGTGCCGAGTTAGTTAAAAAACGTGCTAAGGCCAAACGGATCGAGGAATTGCAAACCATCGCGGCAACCGTAATAATCGTAGTTATCTTCTGTGGCTTTAGCTACGGAATCTGGTGGATGTTTCAACAAGGAAAATAATGCTTACATTACTTACAACCCTTATCTCGTTCCTATCTGGCGGTGTACCAAAGCTGCTGGATTTCTTCCAAGACAAGTCAGATAAAAAGCACGAGTTAGCACTTGCTCAGTTGCAACTAGAACAACAGGCCAAAGCACAAGCAGCCGGTTTTGCATCGCAAGAGCATATTGAAGAAATCAGGACTGAACAAATTCAAATCCAAACGCAAGCAGAGGAGCGTCAAGCACTCTACGCGCACGATGTAGCAATCGGTCAAGGCGCTTCCACTTGGGTGATTAATGCCCGTGCGATGGTGCGGCCTACAGTTACTTACGGCCTGTTTTTCCTGCTAGTCGGCGTGGATATAGCTGGCGTTTGGTACGCATGGACGATGAATGTGCCGTTCGATAAGATGATGGAGCTGGTCTGGGACGACGATACGCAGACGATTTGGGCTTCCGTTATAAGTTTCTGGTTCGGAACACAGGCATTTAGCAAGAAATGATAAGCCCAAAAGCACTAGCCATGATTGCCCACCACGAGGGCACTAGGTATAAACCCTACCGGTGCCCGGCAGCTTTGTGGACAGTGGGTGTTGGTCACGTTTTGTACCCGGAGCAGGCCAAGTTGCCTATGTCGGCGCGGCTTGCGTATCCCCTTAAAGCAGAGGACAATAGGGCATGGTCGAAAGAGGAAGTCAATGCGTTACTTGCGTTTGATCTTAAACGGTTTGTACGAGGTGTATCCAAGTATTGTCCTGCTCCTCTTACTCAAGGTCAGTTGGACGCGCTTGTTAGCTTTAGTTTCAATTGCGGGCTAGGTACGTTGCAGCGCAGCACACTACGACAAAAGCACAATCGGGGCGACTATGCTGGTGCTGCTGAAGAATTCCTAAGATACACAAAAGCAGGTGGTAAAGTATTAAAAGGCTTAGTTAATCGCAGAAATGACGAACGAGCTATGTATTTATCAAAAGGCTAGAAATGCA